ATATAAAATCTTGCTACATTATTTGTATCTACTCTTGTGACCTGATGTATTCCATCAATGCTAGGAATTGAATTACTGCCGTTAATGAATACATAGTCTCCAACTTCTAAGTTATGTGCTTGTACATTTCCGGTTTGTCTAACAACATCAATTTGTGCTTCATCACTACTTACAATACCGGTACATACTTTATTAGTATACATACCAAAATCCATTGTTTGATAAATTTCATGTCCTAGATTATAGTTTCCAAATTCACTATTATCTGCAACCCAAATACTAAACAAGTTAGGATCATTGTTCATTTCAACAAAAACTTGATTTCCGTCACTGCCAACAATAGCATTAAATACATTACTCACTGGGCCTTCTGTAGCACTATAAGTTTGTGCTACTAAACCTATTGTTGAATTTGCAGTACCAGCTCCAATTACCAGTGTTGAGTTTGTACTTGAAATGTGTATTTTGTTTTGACTATTTGTAGCTGTCACACCGCTAATTGTTGCTATGTTAATGCTTTCTAAGATATCAGTAATACCAAGTGTTGCACTAGTTGTTGTAGTAGTTGTACTAGCTGGTGTTATACCACTGTTTAATCCTATAACACTGTTGGCAGTGCCAGGACCAACATAAAAATTACTATTATTACTTTGTAATCTAATTAAGTTCCCTAATGCACTAGCTGTAATACCTGTTATTCCTGCTTGGTTAATTTGATCAATCACTTGCTGTTGGTTTAAATTAGGTTTCAATTCTACAAAAGAACTAGTAGCTGATATTGTTTCAGTTGCAGTGTTAAATCCTACAGTAGCATTCATTGTTGCACTACTAATAGATAATGAAAAGCTAGTTGAATTATCATTTGTAGTTTTAGTGATTGTCAGTTGACTATTTGTGCTTTGTCCTGCAGTTATATTAGCAATGCCTGCTGCAGTAATTTTAGCTATAATATCAGTTAACGAATATATTTTAAAACCAGTTGTTGACTCTGTTGCCACTTGTGTATTAACGGTAAATGCCGTTGTAGCATTCGAAGCATTTTTTAAATATGCTGCAATATCATCTGTATATGTACCTTGATTTAGTCTTCCTCGACAAGTGTCTAGCTGAGCAGAACTAATTGTTTCTGTGCCATCACCAACGTTTTGTCCAATAAAATTTGTCCCTAGTAAGTTGTTTATTAAAATGCAGTCTTGGTCTAACATGAACTGTGCAGCTTGTAGTGTACTACCACCTAAGGCTATAAGTGCTTTAAGATGATCAATATTAAGTCCTGCATTGTTTCCAAAATAAGTTTGTATCCATTGGGTCCATGCTGTAGAAGTATTAGCTGCGATATAAGCCACTCTTAATCCTTCAATCCTTCCAATTCTTTGTGATGCCAATGATGAAATACTACTTTGATTTTGCACCCAGCTACTACTGTTAAATGTGTTCTCCATTGCTACTTGAGCTGTAATTGGATTAGTTGTAGTCAACGGGTCGTTAAAGTTAACAGTAGTTCCGTCAATCGTTAATGCTGCTGTTGATGAGCCTTGAATAATTGGATTAATAACATTACCTGTTTTTACAATGTCATTGAACGTTGTTACGATAACAACATTACTAAAAGTAACAGTTGAAGCTAAGGTTGCTGATTGTCCTAATATTAATGTACTGTCATGTAGTACAACATCACTAGTTCTTATATTACTAGTACCGTCTATTGTAATAACATTTAGTGTTTCACTAACTGCACTCTTTGTTAGACTAATAGTATTGCCGTCTATCACCAATGTTTGTCCGGTTGTTGGGATAACAGGTAGTGTAACTGTGCCGTGAATTTCTATCGGATTTCTTGCATTTGTAAGTCCACTTGCTCCATCTGGATCTACCATATTCCAAACTCGGCCTTTATAGATTACTTTATCTCCTTGTTTATAACTAGTCCTACTGTCCCATTGACTATACAACTTCCAGTTACCACTAAAGTCATATACATCTTTTGTTTCTGTTGGAAATAATGTAAAGTCTTCTTTGTTTAATGTTCTGTAGTCAGTTTCAGATAATAGTGGAAAGCCAGCATTAATGAAGTCTTTTTCAAAATCACTGTTTTGATTTTGATCATCATATGTTTTTACTTCTCTATTTGCAAAGCGTTCAAAGACTCGATTGTTAACATTTAGCGGACTAGTGTCATCAATATCAATTACAATATCACTTAGTACATCATACTTTTGTCCACTTGTAAATCTAACTGGTTGAGGATCTGTCTGTAATAGTTCAGGTGTTATTTGAAACTCGGCTAATCTTCTTTTAAAAGTATCTCCAAAATCAGCCATTCTGACTGCCCACATCTCGTGTAAGTCAGCTGTTGCATCTCCATCAAACAGTCCAGTGTTTCTCATAAATGCATCAAGTGCATAACGAGTACCTTTGTATTTGTATGTTCCTTTGACAAACTCATACACACTATCTTCATCTAAATCTAGTGTGTTAGCCCAATTTGGTTTGTTATATCCACTGTTAAATCTAGCAACATCACTTATTTGTTTATTGCTTAATGTGTTTGTTCTACCTAAGTATTGATCTACCTCCTTAGCTGTAGTATCAAAGTTTGGAAGTATAGAATTACCATTAACAATATATCCAGGACTGTATAATTTACCATTCCAATCTTTAGTTCTACTGCCTCTCCATTGTATACGCTTATGTATTTGTCCAATCTCAGAAGAACTAATTGTATCATCAAAGTTTGTAATATTATCAAATACAAATATATGTTCAATTTGTGATTTATATAATCTAAGTCCGTATAGATTAGTTTTGGATGAATCTTTAACTTCAAATATTGTGTCTTCATCTGTCGACATTGATGTTCTAGTAATTGCAATATCTGTTGCACTAATTTGCTTGCCTAAATTATCAAGTATATTATAAACACCGTCGTACCTTGTGTTTAAATTATCGAAGTATCCGTCTTTATTATCTTTAACCACAACTGTAGTGGAATCTGGAATCAAATATAGTGGAAACTGTGTAGCTGATCCAGTTGCCCAGTTGCCAAAGTTACTTGATGCACTGGTCCAGGATTGTGTAAATCCTAATCCATTGAGATAGTTTCCGTAACCACTAATAAAGTTATAAACTTCTTGTATTGTTTTTAGTTCTGTGTTATAGTCCAATTGACTAATAGTAGTTTCAAAGTCTGTGTATCTTCTAACATCTACTTGTAGTGTTCCACTAAATGTTACTTTAGCACTAGGTCCGTTAGTTGCTGGTGCATTATATCTAAAGTAACCTAAACTATTATCATAACCGTTAATTGTATAACCGTTAGCAGATTTAGTTACTATAACACCACCAAAAAAGAATTCAGTATCTGGCTTGTTGTTAAACAATATAGTGGTAAAGTTTTCTTCTGGTACAAACACTCTGCCTTTGTCTTGGCTACTTTCTAATATAAAGTTTTGATTATTGTTTACAAATCCGCCTGCTTTAACAATAGTATTGAATGTCATATTTTTAAATCTGTTTAGAATTGTATCAGCATCGCCGCTGTTAAACTTAGCATATTCAATAATACAGTTACTCAATCCATTGAAATAACGTCTTGCATTATCAACTAGTTGAGCTTCGAGTATAGCATCACCGCTACTTAATACTATTGTAGGTCTATTATAATAACGCTCGCCTGGGTCTAGTACTTTTGCACTAACTATCGAACCATTACTTATTTGTACCTGAGCTTCTCCATTTATTCCAAAGTTATCATATATCGCCACAGTTGGAGCACTGGTATATCCACTACCAGCATTTTTAATGCTAATAGACTCAATAATGCTTCCAATTATTTTACTATCAGTAATCTCAACATCTTTCCAGCTTGTTAATTTTTTGCTATCAGTATTAATTACTTGCGGCTCTTCATAATAAATTTTGCTTTTGGTTGTCCTTCTTCCTGTTTTAAAGTATAGGTTACTTGCTACTAAAGGTCTGACTCTAGTCAAAGCAATCATTTGAGCAAATTTAAATTCACTAGTTCTGCGCCAACGTTCTTCAATTGGACCCCAGTCTCCATATACAAAGTTTTTTTGTCTTTCTACTAATGTTGGACTAGTTACAACTCCTGCAGCAACAGGATCATTTAGTACACCTGTGTTATCTACTAGAGTATTGTTTGCCCAATCATATGATAAATTATGCAAACTTAAACTGTAGGAAGGTTTTGTTGAAGAAGGATCACTTGTCAACCCGTATTTTAGTGCAGTAATTAGTGCTGAACGCTTTGTAGCATCTGTCCAGCTATAGTTTGCGTCCCACCAACTTGGTTTTTTGTTATACCCTAACATCTCCCAAGGAGTAATATGTGGCTTATCAGTATTAAAGAAGTATCTATATAGTCCTCTCCAGCCGCCTATGTAGGGAGCAACACTACTGTAATTCCAAGTAAACTTATCATGACTACGATAATAATCCACAAGTGCACCATTGTAATAAGTGTCGCTAGTTAAATTAACAACACTGTTAGCTACTTTCCATTTATTAAATTCACTTTTCATAGCACTGTGAAATTCTGTCCAGCTATAAGGTGTTGGTCTGTTAGCATTTGGCCAGTATCTTTTAGAATCTGAAATAAATTCTAAGCTAGCACTTAGATTGTTAAACATTCTTAATTCTAAGTCCCAAAGACCGGCATCAACTGGATCAAAGCCTGCTACTTGTCTATCAAATAATTCTGTTCCATTGCGTACATGAATGCTTCCGTCATGTCCAATAATTACACTATCAGTTGCTGTACCTGTACTATCTTTACTGTAATCGCTTCTAAGTTCGGGTGTATAAGGTTGTATCAATCCTACTTTTGAAGCACTCGGAGGAACAAAGCTAACACTATCTTTTCTATACCATCTAACGTGTATATTGTTTTTACCACTGCTAGGAAATGTAATTCCACCTAGTGTAATAGTAACTTGATAATCACTAAGTGTATACTCAATATCTTTAACTAATGCTCTCCATGTATGGGCACCAGCAGCATCGGGTATTTGTATCCATACCTGTATATGATTTTGTGTATCATCATATTTGTTTACTGTAAAAGGTAAATTAAAAACAGGTGTTTGATTCAACACCCAACTATAATTTTCACTTTCATAGTCTCTGTACATTGCTACTTGACTTCTTGCAAAAACACTGTCTTTATTTTTACCTAAATTTAGTGCTTCTAATGTTTTGTCTACCAGTTTATATACTGGCTCTGACATGTCTGTTGATTGATGTAACTGTTTAATTTTATTTTTGAACAGTTTTTTAAACTCTTTGTATGAATTACTACTATATTGCAAACTACTAACGATATCAGTATCATTTTCTGTATACAGTTGACTTATTAGTTCTGTAGAAAAAGCCTGTTGCTTTATTGTACCACCATGTGTGTGATCATGTACAATATTTCTCCAGTTGTTTGTTCCAAACCAATCATTTTCAAATAAAGGATTTGATATCATCTGTGATCTTATATGACCAAGTAAATCTCCAAAACTAACTTTACCAAAAGTTAGATTCTGTGGATTATCTAAATGTGTGTCTGCAACTTTTTGATAGCCTTCTACATCATCACTGTATCTTGCATCAGTAAAGCATTCTAATTCGTAAATATCGTCTTTCTTTAAACCACTACTAACTGTTACTATGTTTCCAGATAGTGTGTAGTTTGTTATTTCTATTCCATTTTTAGTAATACGAATATTTTCATCTTTTGTAGCAGTTTTTAGAAATACAACACCAAAATTTGTTGGATCTGCTGCTAGTCTATATTTAAAACTAGTAAAAGCTGGGGTTCCTATTGTTAATGTAAAAACGTCGTTACTACCAGCACTTCTGGTAATTCCACTGGTAAATGCAGTGCCATCAATTTTAACAAACTCGATTTCAGCCTGAGGGAATTGAGTTCTAATAGTATAAGCGGTGCCAGTATTTAAAAATAAGTTAGGTAGTTTGCCACTTAAACGATTCGGTCTACTGTTAGTAACCCAGTCTTCGCCCATACTGTGTACTATCAAAAGACTTTGGTGTTCTTTAGAAAAATTATACAGTTTATCAGTGTCGAAGTTATTGTGTCCTACATTAAATTTAATTGGAACCGTTGCGTCTGTAACAGTATGTTGTATAATTCTTTTTACTGGTTGTCCTTTTGTAAGTGTCCAGCCGTTATGGTATCTTCCTGTATCAGCCATTCTGTAGTAATAGTATCCTTCAATTTCTCTAGCTACATTTTTTTGAAAGTCTGAGCTTTGGAAAGTATAATTGAATCTCTTATGGAACAAATCAACACTAAAGTTTAATCCTGGATTATTTCCATAGTCAACATACTCTGGATTAAATCCTAATGCATCATCATATACATTATCTTCATTATAAGCAAAATTAAAGATATGACCTCCGTTAAATGTGCTAACAGGATAGGCAGTAGAATCTTGTAACCATACAAGTTCTGGATCATATAGCTGTTGTAATATTCCTGCACTTCTATGTGGCTTCTGTTGACCATATAACCATTGATCATGTAGCCAATACAATTCTGCTCCACTTAGCGGAGCTTCAAAGTTTCCTTTACCGTCACTATCGAAACCGCTAAACTCATAAGTGTTAAATCCGTTTAGAATAACAATTTTGTCGTTATTATTTAGAGCAGTTGCTCCGCCTGATCCGTCACTATTATATTCTACAGTAAGTACAATACTAGTTCCTACTCCGCTTACTTGGAATATTTTGTTTTTATAAGCACTGTTAGCACTTCCGAGGAAAATAATTCTGTCGCCATTTTCTAATTCTACTGGAGTAATCTGTTGCCATATGTTTCTATTAGCTGCATCCACAGGATTTTTAGGATCTCCGTGGTTTTGTATACACTCCCAATAGGTGGTAGTAAAATTAGAAGTAGGACCTGAATTTATTTTTACTCTATCACCTCTTGTTGCACCTCGCATAGTATTCCAAATTTCTGTAATTCCACTAATAGTAACATCGTAACTTGTTTTGCCTACAATAGTAGTTGCTGGATCTTCACTAGATTCTAATGCATGATCTACACTTGTAATCTGCTTTGAACCAAAATTATATTTCTCAATATTTGCTTTATATTCAATAATAGGTCTTACTGCTCTATATCTATCTATTGCATAAAGATCATCTCTGACATTTGCATAGCCGTCATATATTAAGCTATTAGCAATAGTTTGCTCGTGTACCCAAAGATTAGAACGTGCCCATGCACTTTGGTCTATGCTAAATCTTTCTTCAACTAGATAATCTCTAGTAGTCATTCTATGTTCTCTGAGATCATAGGGTTTAAAATCAAATGCAAACTTATCACTATCAAACTCTGCTGCCTCTTGACTACTGTAAGTTGTTATGTTAAACCATACTCGTTTGCCTTGTTGCCCTTCATATTGACCTGGTTCAAATTGTGTAGTTAACTTAATACCATTTTTAGATCCAACTCCATCTACAATATAAATTGCGTCATTGAAGTATTCATTTGCTGAACTACTTGCATAATTTGTGTGTATTTCTATTTCGTCGTTCACTGCCGGTGCAGTGTTCATTGTTAATACACCGGTTGCTTGCACAAAAGTATAATCACTTGTAAGTACAGGTTGGTTATTTTTAAAAATAAATTCATGTCCACCGTTAACTGTAGCAGTAAATGTTGTATTACCAACAACAGTTTGTGTGAATCTATCAACAGTATGTGGTGCAAATTTAACACGCATGCCATTTTCAAACGTTAATGCTCTTCCGTTCTTTTGTGTTGGCGTAGTATACTGTATCTGCCCTATAATAGTGTCAATATCAAAAAGACTTGTATACTGTAAAGGACTTGGTGGTAGTACGTCTAGAACCCAGTAATACTTGTGATAGTTTATAAACATATCATAGTTAATAGGCAAGTCCATTGTATATCCATATTCATTTAACAACCTATTATGGTTATTAGTGTCACTTTCGTTATACTTGAGGGTTTTTATAAGATCATCATATGGCAATGCTCCAATAATAGATTTATCATCATTTCTATTAATTATTCCTGGGCTAAACTGATAGGGATCGTTGCTTCTGCCATCTAACACATAGTTGTCTGTTATATCTCTAGATCCTTCTTGCGAACCTATATAACTTTTAACAGATTGTAAACTACCGGTTGACATCACTTGTTCGAGTGTGCTATCTAAGAACTGTTTATTGACTTGTGTTTGTAAAATACTAGGAAGTAATGTTGTTATTTCTTTAGAACCTGTATTTTCAAGTGATTCACCGGGTTTAGTAACTAATGGTGCTATTATTGGTTTTGGTTGACGTTCACTCATTAATAGCCTCCTCCGCTACCACCACTTCCACCGCCTCCGGTGCCGCCACTTACACTTATATTAATACCGGTGTTTTGTGAAATTGTTGTACTGTTACCAGATGATGTTGTAGTAACAATAACATTATTGCTAGATAGTACTGGTAAGAATAGTTCGTCACTATCACTAGTTATCTCAAATAATTCAGTACTATTTGTCTGTCCACCGGGTGGACTAATTGTTATTTGACTTATCTCACCAATCATATTATTGTGTATAAATGCTGACATTTCAGTAAAGTAAAATTCTTCACCAAAGTCCCAATTATCAATATTAAAATAATTGCTAATTAAATTAATAACTTTTTGTTTAATTTCTGTATCGCTTAGTGTACTGTTTACAGTTTTAGTAACATGAAATCTAGCCTGTAAATCACTACTCGCTAAATCTCCAAACAGTATTTTATATTTTACAGGTCTATATATAACCTGATCACTAATACTCTTCTTATTGTTTAACTTAACAAACAAGTCTGTAAGTTCACTTATAGTAGGCTGATTAGGTCTTGTTTCGATTCTTCCATCATAAAGTGCCCAAGCTCTAAATTCACTATCGTAACTGTTTAACAATACATAAGTGTCAATAATGTTTGTGGTACTTGGATCGATAACTTGATTGATATCAGCTATTCTATTATACTGCATATGTAGATCGCTAACTCCATTTACTTGTCTTGTTCCGTTAGAATTATCTACTATAGTATAATCAAAACCATCAACAGTAGTTGTTCCTAAGTTTATAGTTTGACCTGCTAGTATTTTATTAAATGCTTCTGGATCATTTGGATATCCGTCGTTGTCTGGGTCAGCTAAACTAACTCTAATATTAAGAGGATCAGTATATCCGTCTTGATATGTAAATGTTCCAAACGCATTAAACTTATAGTCTTTGCCCATTGGTGTTGGATCTGTTTTACTTGTAGGATTAATTTTTAATATCTTAATATTATCTCTGAGAGGTTTTTGCGTTTCGCTACTAAAAGAACTATTAAAGTTTAAGTTTGTAAACTTCAGTTTAGCAGGACTACCTAAAACAAGACGTGTTTTTCTAACCAGCATCTCCCATTCTACCGCACTGTAATTAAAACGCATTACCCAGCTATTGTCAATACCTGTGCTGGATCCATCACCTTCAAATTGTCTACTCCATTTGCTTGGATCGTTTAATTCAGCACTACTAGCTGGTAAGTTTGAACTATCAATAATTATCCACTGCTGATTCTGAGCATTATATCTTAATGCAAAACTGTTTCTACTGTTAATTTTATTAATAACATTTTGTTTAGTTGTAGCTGTTAAGTCTGTGCTTAATCTTGGAACAATTCGTTTAACTCTAGCACCATTGGGAATAATGCCATTTAGTACTACTGCTCCTTTGCCAGTATTATCAATGCCAGTTGGAGTACCTGCACTATTGTCGTCACCGAGTCCGCCTTTGTAAAGCCTATCAACTTTGACCCACTGTATATCTGAATCAATAATAGTAGGCTTTATTGTTGCTCCTGTGCCTCCACCGCCAGTAACTGTAATATTCGTAGCTTGATCATATCCGCTACCACTATCAATAATCGAAACATTAGTAACTGCACCATTTGCTATTATTGCAGTTGCAGTTGCACCTGTTCCTTTACCTGTGATTACAACACTTGGTGTACTAGTATATCCACTACCACCAGCTGTTACTGTTGCCAAACTGATATAACCTTCTTTATAAGGACTACTAATAAATTCTACTAATCCGTTTAGGTTTGCTTTTGCTAAACTATTAGCAGAAGTATCCCCAACTCTCTGTACATTCGAATTATATGTAAAGTAACCACTACATCCGTTTGCAGCTTTGGTTACTTGTGTCCAACGAAATACATTAGTATCAGATGTGCCTAAATATGTTATACCGCTTGTAGTATCTGAGAAATCTGTATTTGCATTGTGTGTGGTTGAACTATATCCATGTCTATTATAGTAAAAGTTACTCACTTCAGGATTAGCAAGCAATGGTTTAATATACTTGTTATAAATTGCATCACCTGTTAAGTTATTAGGTAAACTAACTACACTTTTACTTGTAATATCATCTTCATACAAGTAAGCGTCATCTGTATATTGTGTTGCATCTGCGTAAGTTGCTGTTGGATCATATATGTCACGGAATCTACTATGCCCGCTATGTACTCTGTTGATACTTTTAATTTTTCTAATGTTCTCACTGACTGTTATAGGAAAAATGCTATAATCTTCTGCTGTTATCATTCTATCTTGTGTGGCAAAGAATCTAGGAGCGTTTGCTTTAATACTAGCAACACTTTCTCTAACACTTGCATTTGTAACATTTGTTTTTAAACTTGCATTAAAAATTGCGTTGTATGTGTTTCCGTTGGCGCCCAAGTAGCTCATCGTAAAACTTGTATTATTAAAAGCATCAGGTGTTAAACTATATGTTTGATTAAGTCCTGTTCTGTACCAAACTCTGATAATACCACGCGGAATATTTCCAAAATTTCCGTCTGCAAATACAACACTAATTTGATCATCTTGCCTACTAGCAATACTAAAGATATCTCTTATGTTATTGCTCTTTGCATTAAATATTGTACCATTACCAAATAGTGTATCAACTTGTGTCCAATTCTTTTGAATTTGTCCTATTTCGTCTATTGTTTGTACCCATACATTGCCATTGGCAACATTATCTGCATCAATGTCTAAGACTATGTTAGGTAAACCTTGATCAATTCTAAAATCTTTGTGTGCTAGTGTACCTTGCTTAAAACCTACAAAGAATCCTGTGTTTGGTGAACCAAATCCACTATTGTCATCTTTATACAAAAAATCAACTACTTTATAAGGATCAGGTGCCGCTTCATTTATAGTTTGTGATGTGCTATTAATTTCTGGATTGTAAAAACTAAAACTAGAACTTGCATTATTAATTAAATTTGAAAAGTTTCTTTCAGCTGTATTGGATACACTGTTGGTTCTATATATTTCGTTTTTAGTTCCACCAAAAGTAATACTACTAAACGGAGAACCAAACTGACTACTAGATTGAAATATACTGTTCATAACATTTATAAAATTTTGATAGCTGTTGGCATCAGTTACGTCTTCAAATTGTATAGTGGCATTTGCTAAACTGTTACCACTAGAATCAAACACTTCTTCGTCAGTTTTTACACTGTCAATTTTTAAATATCCATTAGCCACAACATTTCTAGTAGGTTTATATCCTAAAAATTCAGCAATACGCAAGGCGCTTTCTCTACGTTCTGCTGTACTTAGATAGTTTTCTCTGCTGGCTAAATCAGCTCTAAAAGCTAAGTTATGCCCTAAGAAAGCTATAAGTTCAACTATTGCTATAAATTCACTACTATTAATATAGTCATTAAAGTTTTCTGGATAGTTTGTGCTAATATAATCGACCATCGTATTACGAATGGTTTCAAAATCATATGCTTGAAAATTCGCTTCGCTAAAACTTTCGTATGCTACACTAAAGTCTTCTGCGGCAAATAAACTACTCTGACGTGCGCCTTGTGCCATTATTCTTCACCTGTAAAGTTAAGAAACAGTTCTTCTGCTGTTCCTGTGTCTATGTATTCTAATCTAACCTTTATCTCTAAACTGTGTTCAGTGGGTTTTGATAATAGTGTTTCCAATGGTTTCCATCGTGGATCATTGTTTACTATTGCATCTACATCATCATTTGCTAATCTTTCTGTCTGTGCATCAAGAGGTTCAAATACCAGATCCGGAAGTATACTTCCAAATGTAGGGTTTTGTACACGTTCGCCTCTGCGAGTGTAAAAATGATTCAGCAGGTCTCGACGAGCAATATCAATATCGGTCAGTGTTTTACTACCATATGTTGATCCTACTGTGCTATATCCTATATACGTTACCATACAAGTATTTATGGTAGAATTAACTACTGAGTTTATATTTTAATGGTAGTTGCAATGATATCACCAGTATTCATTGTTTTAAGTATCGATAGCTGATTTCCTGTCACTGTGAAGTCAAATAAATGCTGTTGAACAAGTCCATTTATAGTAACTTTTAACTTTTCAGTTGGTTCCATACTAGGAGATTTTTCTAAAGTAAATGTAGTAACAGTGCCATCAAATGTATAGTTTTTTACAACTACTTGTTTCTCATACTCTCTGACTACATCTCTCTTAGCACTTTCTGGACTAAAAGGTAAAAAGTTTCCAGTTTCTGCAAAGTACGAAAATCTTGCTCGTTTTAGAGAATCTATGTCTAATACATCTTTTTCATTTTTATCACGCATCTTGTGTATTCCATTTGTGCGTTGCCATAATCTAGTCTTTGGCTTTCCGTAATCAGCTAACCTTAAAATTGTAGCACACTTTATGCATAAACTCTTGTTCTTGTTACTTCTCATCAATATACTAGCTATTATATCAAAATCTTTTAACCTTAATCCGTCAAGTAAATCATATATTCCTTCTATAGCAGTAACAGTGAAAACTTTTCCTGTTGCCCAGTTTAACAATACTAGTCCGTCAAATACACTTTGCGGATATGCATTGGGCAATTTTGGATTTTGCTGTAATTGTTTTTTAACAATAGATTGTTGTTTGTTAAACGTAACTAGCCAGTTATCATATGCTTGTTGTTCAGTAAGTCCTGTTGCATATGTGCCTTCTCCATATGCAGTTCCGTCAAAACCACTATACTCATCAAAAAAGTCCAACGCAACATCTTTTGCTTTCGAACTAGCTGTAAGCAAAGATAAATCTATCTCTGTGTTGTATGCTGTTTCATCTTTTACAACATAGTCACTCCATACAGTTTGAAATTGTCTTTCTACTGTTATCATTGTGGGCCTCTACTAGGCTTAGTATTTGGATTATTTCTGCCAGTTAAACCAACTGCTGACCCATTTGCTTGCACAGTCGTTGCGGGCTGTTTAGACTTATTGATAATATTACTTAAATCGATGTCTATTGCAGTTTGCTCTCCGTTAGAACTAGCAACCTGAGGAAGTATTTCTTGTTCTTCTGTATGTCCTCCCCAAGGTTGAGCTTCAGGTACTCTATCAGTTATACTTTGTTTAACAGTGGTGTTTTCTGTTCTATTATTTTGTACAGTCTTTGTTGCAGCAGTTGCTTCTGGACCGTTCATATCAATTAATTTAGCTGTTGTTCTCATATTACCGCTACATTTAATGTGTCCGTTAAGATCTGTAGTTAATTTTATATCTTTGTTAGCATGTAAGTTAAATTCACCTGTTGCAGATTCTAATGTTATACCATCTGTGCCTCTTGCTTTCATGTTAATACTATCTGCATCTAAATTAAAATTTCCACCAACGTGCAGATTAAAATTTGTTTCGGTATGCATACTAATATCGCTTTGACTATAGATATCTATTTTTCCATCAGCTCCAAATTGAATCCAGTTGCTGCCATCTTGATTAGTGATGTAAACAATACCAGCGCCATCATGCATTAATATTTGTGCTCCTCCTGCACTTCGAAACCTAGCAAGTCTACTTAATCCTCCTTTTCTATTTTTATCCGGAGAAAGACAATTATCATCATTAGCTCTTGTGCCATCATCCATAACAAGCTGATGACCGCCTGGTGTATTAAATCCAAACACATTAGTAGGTGATTCTCTTCGTTGACTACTGCTACTTAGGCCTCTGATACTGTCGAATCCTATTCCTTGTTCTGTAACATACTCAAGTTCTTGATTTCTAGGTCTGGTATTTTTACCGGCATCTTTTGTGGGTGGAGGATCAAATGTAGGACCAATGGTGTCTTTTTCACCTTCGACGAATGATGCCGGAGCTGTTGGGATAGCTCCATTCATCCCAGTCTGAGGTAACGCACCTAAACATATACCAACATCACTATTTTGTACAAATGCTACTAAAACTTCTGTACCTGGCGCAGGAGGATGACTACTCATACCGTATGATCTAGTATGTGTTAGCTTATCATCTTGATATATACCGCCGTATGGACTAGAACGTCTAACTCTTGTGTATTTGTGTTTCTCTTCAGGACTATCTTTAGATCCTAAATATTCATCTCCAAATATTTGTACATACATATAGCCTTCATATCTGTCATCTACTATATCTACTACTTTACCTAAGAATAATCCTGTTCGGGTTTTTATACCTCCAATATTTTTTGTTTTGTCGTACATATTAGGTACGCCACCGCTGGTCATATTTTTACCTAAATATCTCATACTATTATCCTGTCATAATCGTTTTAAGCCACTGTGGAGCATTTTTAGCTCTAAATGTGCCATTATCTTCTAAACCTCCCCAATATGTAGCGTTAGGGTTAGCTTGTCCGTACTTCGCTGCATTATCTATATGAAATCCGTTGTTGCCCATATAGCCGTTACCAGCACCTATACCAGTTGCTCCTGCACGTTTAGCTTCTCTAATAAAGTTTTGTATCAGAGGAACATCTGCTGGATTATTTAAACTTAAATTTCTACCACTCGAATCTCTCAATCTAATATCCGCTGCATGACCATTATCATGTCGTGTACTGCCTGTTCTACGCCCTCCCGTCGCAATATCAGGTTGTCCGCCACTGTAAACCGATACATCTAATCCGCTTGCTGTAGCAGCTTGCTGTAGTATAGCTTTTAGATCAGATGCAATAGGCTGTACTCTAGTAGTTGCTGAACTCTGAGCTTCAGTTACTGTGCCATTGGCATCACCATCTTGTACTGTTCCTAATTCGTCTCCAGGCTGTGTTACTGGAGGATCAAATGCATCGTCAATGTCATCAGGTTGTTGTGTTTTAAAAGATTCTTCTGTTCTTATACTATCAACATCAATTTCTCCACTTGTAATTTCGTCCCATACTAGCCCAATATTAGTATTCATATCTCTATATGCATCTAGCGTCATTGTAAACTGACCATCACTATAGGTTGCATCAACTCTAAAAACTCTATATAATCCAACTATTCCAAAATTAGCTTCTGGTATATTCATAAGTCCTGTTTGTTGCTCTGGATATGTTGCAAAGTTTAAGTTTAGAAAATAACTACATCCACCTTTCGTATAGTTTGCTCCTGCTCTGCCTGTCTCATCGTTTGTTTCTTGTAATACAGCATGAGATCCCTTAGGTTTTCCTAACCAATACGGATCTCCACGCACTTGTATTTGTTGCATTACTAAATCGCCCATTGTGTTCAGATTCAATTCAACTGCCCCTAACATTGTAGCTGCTGCATTATCTCCTGTATCTGGGCCAGCGTTTGCTTTCGAATTAATAGGCAAAGGCATAAAAGAAACAGGTAAATCTTCTGTTTGGTTCGATCGTTGTGTAGTACCAAGTAATTCACTTTGTGTTAAGTACCTATCTTTAACTGATGCAATCTGCCTTGTCTCTTTTTGTGCAGAATTTTTAATTGCTTCTTTTGCTAAGTCGTCTGCAACTTTTGCTTCGGTTTTAAGTTGTTCGGTTTCTTCTGCAATTTGTTTTTGTTGCTCATTCAATGATGCAATTCTTGGATCAGCCCCTTGTCGATTTGCAAAATCAGGATTTGAAGCACCTGCAGTCAATGACTGTATTTCTTTCGTAATACTTGCTGACTTTCTATTATTAGCATCTATTTTTTTTTGAATTTCTTGAGCTGTACCTTGTGTAATCGCTCGTTGGTCATTATGTCCAGGAAGACTAGCTATTATTTCTTTTCCTCTAGCACTAATCAATCCAGTGTTTAGTGCTTGTAATTGATAGTATGTATTGTTTAAGGAAATATCTAGTGCTAAGACTTCAGTATTCAATCCAGTATGTGTATAATCAAAACGTTTTCTAAGTAGCCCATTTTTTACAATGTTACCAAGTCTTGCTTTTTGATCGCTTGAACTTATAAGTTGTTTTTGAAAGCTAGGAGCATCATGTATTAGTTCTGGGACTATAAACTTATGTAAACTATATGTAATCTCTCTAGCATATGCATTTTGAAATAAATCATATTCTCCATATTTAACTTCATTATTAAAAATAAACCACTGGCTTAATTCTTTAAATGTTTTAGGTAGTGCTACTGCATCGTTACCATCTTCTTTGTGAAATCCACCTTCTGCTGTGGGTAATTTTCTAAAGTGTACAGTGTGTAATAGTGCTACAACCATTGCATCACTGATACTGGTACCTTTATCAAAGCTAAAGGTTAATGTTCCATTGCCAGTTACACTAACACTATTCCTAGATTGATCACCCGAAGTTGCTGAATCTCCAAATACCAAATTTTCCCAATCCTGTGTATCATCTTCTATTTTTAGTTTATATTCATTTGGTATATATTTGCTTGGACTAGCAATGGTACTATCTACTTCTTGTTGATTAACTGTTGTTTCTAATTTTTTTATAAACTCTCCGAATGTACTAGCTGTTATATCGTCTGTTTTTTTATGCAGGTGTAGGTATTGAGTTTTAAATGCGTCTTGATGTGTTTCCATCAGATCTGCAGCATAACTGGTTGCACCGTCAGAATAATTAAAATTTAAACTGACCATGCTACACATATAATAATATGGTCCAGCATCTTGAACGATTGTCGGAGTACCATTCTGATCATATCCATAAAATTTAAGTTCTAGCAAATAACATGCTGATAAATGATTTTGTATTTCTAATTGCCCAGCTGCTTCTAAGATTCTAGTAAACAGTGTTGCACCACCTGGTTCAACTAACTGCATAGCAAACATATTTGCTAGACTACTTCTATCTTGATTTCCTTTAAATGCCACTACCATACTTTGCTGTACACTTTGTATGTTAATTTCAGACTCTACACCACTTTGTGCAATAATCTTAACGTTATTAGCTGCAATATTAGCTTCAAACTTATTTGCATTATTAGGGTGCAACATATACATAGTCCAGTTGTATGTATAATTGTCGTACTTGTTTAGAACATTATCTTGATAGATGTTTTGTTTGACCATTAGTTAGTCCCCGTTACTCGATAGGTCTTTGGAACTACTATCTTTATGCCCGCCTTAAAATCAAATATAGGATCTTTAAGAATTTCCCTATTATAATGTGTAAACACCCACCATAGTCTTGCACTGCCATATAATTCAAATGCCAATAAGTCAGGTCTTCTGTTAAATTTGCTTTGCACAACCAAAGTTAAAGTTTCTTCAACTAATGTATCAACAGTAATCTTAGGATTATATAATTCTAAGTTTCTTCTGTTAAGTCCTGTAGCTGAATAGTTACTGGTATTGCTATATGACACTGCCATTAAATAAATCCTTGCTTGTATGCAGACCCATTAATAAAGTTACTAGTTGTGAATTTATTCTTCTGTCTGTCAGGATTTTGTTGAACCATCAGATCAACAAAGATATTTTGCATCACAGGTAGTTGTTGTCCACCTTTAAACAATTTAAGGTCTACATTACTATCAAAGTTAACAGAGAATGTACTAACAATAACAGGAACATTATTAAACTGTTCGCTTCCGAATGCACTAAATTCCAATACTGGAGGTGGTGTACCAGCTGCTGGACTTGTTTGTCCTTTACCAAAAAACATTTTTGTAACCATTCTTAGAAAATGTATTACACCCAAAGTATAAGCACCTTCTTCTTCTGTAACACTAGCAAACTGTGCATTCAACTGAATACTAGGGCTCGGTGTGTTTCTATAAGCATTAAACGTATAATTTGTATGTACCATATCATAAGGAGTATATGAAACACTTTGTTGGTAAGTAATGTCAGGCTGATAGGGAAATAATATACCGCCATGCGTTGATAGTGCATCTGCTGGTCCGCCTGTACCAAAGTAAGTACTGCTGGCCCCGGGTTTAATTACCAATTTGGCTCTGTTATCAGCTAGCACTGCCATTTAGCTTACCCTTTACAAAATCGAATACATCAGCGTTAATACTTCCAAAAAATTCTCTAAACTTCATCATCTTTTGATTGTCATCTAAACTGTCGTTTTTCATTACTGTTCTAAAATCAGTAGCACTCATTCCACCTTCTTGTATTCCTACCTCAAGGATATATGCTCCTTGGTCACTAGGTACCATTTCAACACCTGATTCGTAATCTCTTAGGAAACCTCCACGTTTTAGTCTGCCTGCATCTTTAGCACTAAAAACTAATACTACCGCAGTGTTGGCTGGATTCTTACCAGTTAAACTAACATCGGGTCTGTAGGGTTGTGTTTGCACAACTTGTTTTTCTGGTATCCCAAACATCTGATTCATTATCTTTTTCTTCTCATCAAAGCTAAATGGATCACGATCTGCTGTTGCAGTTTTGCTAACTGTAGTAGCGATAAATACGTTAGAGGAACCAAACTGTTCCACTAGATCCATATAGACCTTATGATGACCTTTGTGCATAGGCTGAAATCTGCCGCC